GATGACATTCTGTTCAAGGTGCGTGACGCCATCTCGCAGATGGGCGACGCGACCGCCAAGACGGCCATCACGCTCAAGATGTTCGGCCGCGGCGGTGGCGCGTTGTGCCGAGACGAAGGCGGAGCTGTTCGAGCTGGCCACCGATGGACTGGACGCAGGGGAGGAATCATGAACATGTTCGCTTGGACGATCGTGATCCTGACGGTCGGCCTGATCGGCCTGCTGACCGCCTTGGCGCTGACGGCGATGACGATGCTGCCGTGACGGACCAGCTCGACAGCTACGTCCTGCTCATCCGCCATGGCCGTCCCCGCCGCCGTGACTACGAGGTGGTGCGCGTCCTGGCGCGCGACTCTGCGGCGGCGCGGCGGACGGCGGCGACTTACTTGGACAAGCGGGACGTGGTGATTAGCGTGTATCGGGAGGAGCGGTGACTGCGATGACACACACCTATCGCATTCGGCGCGCGTTCGGCGGATGCTACCCCGTAACGGTGCCTTTTGGGGCGAAGTGCCGAGTCGTTCGGCGTGGCGCACGAGGGAACGTGCTGATCGAGCTTGAGGATGGACGGCTGGTGGTCACGTCGAGGTGGGCGATCAGCGTGTATCGGGAGGAGGAGCCGTGAGACTTATCGACGCCGACGACCTGCTGGAGCGGTTCGTCTACGCGGACGTCAAGACGGAGCTGGTCAACGCGGCGCACGACATCATCGAGGCCGCGCCGACGATCCGGCGCAATGCGCGATTCGTTCAAGGAGAAGCCGTGAGCAAGGCTGACGAGGAAGAGGGACTTACTTCCATCGGTCTCTGCTGTGCCTGTGTCTACTGGCACTGCGCGGTCGGTGAGTACCGAGAAGCGCAGAGCGGCGAGTGTCGGCGGCATCCGCCGACGGTGCGCCAGGGGCGGATTATCACCAGCTACAACGTCGGGCCTGATTGTGAAGAGGACGTGCCGCTAACGGCGTGGCCGGTGACGCGCGGGAGCGACTGGTGTGGCGAATGGAGGGCGGAGCCGTGAAACCGCATGAGAGCGCGGCCGGCAGAGAGGGGGGACGATGAAACTGAATGACGACCTCGTCACCTTCGTAAGCGACGACGATTGGTTTTTCGCCGAGGAAGGCGGCTTGAAGCCCTGCACCCTCCGCCTGCTCTCCGACGAAGAGTGGTGCGAGCTCAACGCGAGGAAGCCGGAGCGCATCCGCATCGTGCGCCGTTTCACAGACGAGTACTTCACACGCGAGGTCTCCGGTACGTACTGGCTCGGTGAGCTTCTGGGGAACCACGTCGTGCTTATCTGCTGGAGGGAGCCGTGAGCGAAACCGCCGCAAAGAACATCCACTGCCCCCACGACCCCGGCACGCCTGAGTGCCTGAGCGCGACGTGGGTGAACATCTACAACCCCTGCCAAGAGTGCGACTGGTGGGACGAGTTCGCGGGGGAGGATGACGAATGAGTGCCCGCCACGCCCTACTGCGCACCATGCTCCGCACCCCAGGTCTGGCCGTGACCTACCACGACGTGCTCGACGATCTCGGCTACCACGTCTCGCGGCAGCGTGTCTCAGCCGCCGCCAGGCAGCTCCGGCGCGACGGGTATGACATCGCCACCTCGTCCGGTCCCGGCGGCGGGTACCTGCTGCGGGGGGTGCGCTCGTGAGCTACACCATCGAATCCGACCTGGTCGCCACCTGCTGCAAGATCGCCAAGGCGATGCGCGTCGAGCTCGAGCTGGTCGGCCAGCGCCGCGCCAAAGGCTCCGGCACGACGCGCGGCTTTCCCGACGGGGTGCTGCACGCCGGCGGACGGACGTACCTGGTCGAGTTCAAGCGTCCCAAGAGCGTCGGCACGCGCGCCGGACGTGTCTCGCTCGACCAGGTCGCCGCCGCCGAGCGACGCGCCGCCTGCGGGGTGGAGACCTACCTGGTCGACAGCGTCGACGACTTCACCGCGCTGGTCAACTGGGCGCGCACCGGCAGGCCGAGCGGACAGCTGCGCACCATCACCGGCGAAATCGCGCGTCTGAGCGCCGCAGAGGCCGCAGAGGCTCCCCGAGTCGCAGGACGCGCCAAGACGCCGCGAGACCGCCTTGCGCAACGCCAGAGAGGGTGATTGAGAGTGGCGAACTTCCCCAGCGGACGCCGACAGGCCGACGCCTGGACCGACCTCGACCTCGAGCTGCTGCTCTTCGGTGCCAAGCGCTGTCCGCTCTGCGACCGCAAGCTGCCGGCGTCGACCGACTTCTACGTCCGTGACGCAGCCGAGCGCGATGGACTCTCGCGGACATGCAAAGAGTGCCGCAACCGACGTGGTCGCGAGCGCTACGCCGAACGCGTCTGCCCAAGTGAGCTGCGTGCCTAAGCCGCGCCAACACCCGCCGCGCTCGGTCTTCTCTGCTCATGTCGAGGCAGCGCGGCCGACGCGGCGGATTCTGCGTGAGAGAGCGCTCTGCGTCGCCTGTGGCTGCGTGCTCGCATCTGACAACCGCGGTCCACTGTGCAGCCCGTGCCAGCGCCGCGACGAATACGATCCGCGCCTCGACGGCGCGTTCCCGCGGCTACTGGCCGAGTACATGGCGAGCCGCGTAGGCGGGCGCGCCGACCCGGTGCGTCACTTCAACATGCCGGCAGATGCTCGCGTCGCGGTCTGGAAGCACATCCAGAAGATGCGCCGCGACGGCTGGGTGATAGATGGCTGCCCGCCGCCGCGTGGGGGCTACATCGTCCACCGTGCGCCGCCGGGTACGAAGCGGCGCCGCTCCAGTGAGAGGATGTGAGCATGGCCGAGAAGAAGAAACGCGGTCCCGGCAGACCCACCAAGTACAACGCCGCGCTCGGCACGCGCATCTGCAAGCGCGTCGCCAACGGCGAGACCTTGCGCGAGATCGCAGAGACGCCCGGCATGCCGTGTGAATCGACCATCAGGCTGTGGGCCGTGAAGCTGCCTGGGTTCTCGGAGGAATACGCACGGGCTCGCGAACTACAGGCCGACGCGATGGCCGACGAAGCCATCGCCGTGGCGCGTCGCAAGGGCAACAACCCGATCGGCGACCGGCTCCTGGTCGATACGCTCAAGTGGGCCGCGTCCAAGCTCAAGCCGCGCAGCTACTCCGACCGCGTGCAGGTCGAGCACCAGGGCGAACAGAAGGTGCAGGTCGTTGTCACCTACCAGGACGATCCACCTCCGGCTGAATAGGCTTCACCCGGCCCAGCAGCAGGTATATGACGAGCGCCGCCGGTTCAACGTGCTCTGCGCCGGGCGGCGTCTCGGCAAATCGCGCTTCGGCATCCGCCTCTCCGCCGACACAGCGCTGACCGGCAAGCCTGTGGGGTGGTACTCGCCCACCTACAAGATGCTGGCCGAGCTGTGGCGCGAGACGCGCGCGACGCTCGCCCCGGTCACGACCCAGAAGAATGAACAGGAGAAACGCCTCGAGCTCATCACCGGCGGCGTGATCGAGTTCTGGTCGCTGGACGCGCCGGAGACGAGTCGCGGACGCCGCTACGCTCGCGTCATCGTCGATGAGGCCGCCATGGTCAGTGACCTCGCCGAAGTGTGGGACATGGTGATACGCCCGACGCTCATCGACTACGCAGGCGACGCGTGGTTCCTCTCGACGCCGAAGGGCCGTGACGACTTCGCCGCGATGTACGACCTCGGGCAGAGTGACGACCATCCCGACTGGGCGAGCTGGCGCTTCGCATCGACCGCCAACCCCTACCTGCCCGCCGACGAACTGGATGCGCTGCGCTCGACGATGACGAGCCGAGCCTATGAGCAGGAGATCGAGGCGCGCTTCATCGACGAGCTCACCGATGCACTCTGGAGCAACGCGCTCATCGACGGCCACCGCGTCGCGAGGCCGCCTGAGATGCGCCGCGTCGTGGTCGCTATCGACCCAGCCGTGAGCGCGAGCGCCGACTCTGACGAGACTGGCATCGTCGCGGCCGGCCTCGGCGTCGACGACCATGCCTATGTACTGGCCGACGCATCCGGCCGCTATTCGCCGCTCGGCTGGGCTAGCAAGGCGATCGCCCAGTACGATGTGCTCGGCGCCGACCGCGTCATCGGCGAGGTGAACAACGGCGGCGACCTCATCAGGAGCAACCTGCGGGCGGTGCGGGCCACCGTGCCGTACAAGGCGGTGCGCGCCAGCCGCGGCAAGGCGACGCGGGCCGAGCCGGTCGCGGCGATGTACGAACAGGGGCGCGTGCATCACGTCGGCGTCTTCCCAGAGCTGGAGCTGCAGATGACGACCTGGAGCCCGCAGGACGACAAGACCTCGCCCGACCGAGTCGACGCGCTCGTCTGGGCGCTCTCAGAACTGATGGTGAAGCGCACGCAGCGCGCCGCCGTCTCTGTGCAGGGATGAATGGTAACGACCCACGCCGGTGGGAGAGGGAGACTTACGCCGTGGCCGCACCCCAAACAGACCTCGCGCGTGCCTTCGCGGCGCTGAGCGCGAAGCGTTCGCGTATCGACAGACTGTTCGCCTACTACGACGGCGAGCAGCCGCTACGCTACTCGACCGCGCGCCTGCAACAGGCGTTCGCGCGCATCGACGCCAAGTTCAGCGAGAACTGGTGCGCGACCGTGGTCGATTCGCTGGTCGACCGGCTCGCGCTGACCGGCTTCGCGTTGCGCACCGATCAGGCCGCTCAAGACGTGCTCGACACGATCTGGCAGCAGGAGCACCTTGAGATCGAGACCGACGACGTGGCCGAGGACGTGGCCGTCTGCGGCGAGAGCTTCGTGATAGTCGGCCGCGATGAGGACGGACTGACCCGCGTCGTCCACAACGACCCGCGCGTCTGCACGGTCGCCTATGACAAGTCAAACCCGCGCGCGCCGGCCTTCGCTGCGAAGTGGTATGACGAGGGCGGGCAGCGTCACCTGACGCTCTACTACACCGACCGCCTCGAGCACTACGTGTCGCGCGGCGCGACCGAGCAGGTGCAGAGCGCGTCCGGGTTCACGCTCGAGGATGAGCAAGCCAACGACACCGGGCGCATCCCGGTGTTCCACGTCCGCAGCCGCGTGCGGCGCATCTACGGCGAGCTGCAGAACGCGACCGAGCCACAGGACGCGGTCAACAAGCTCATCGCCGACATGATGGTCGCGGCCGAGTTCGGGGCCTTCAAACAGCGCTACATCATCTCGCAGGCCGACGTATCCCAGCTGCGCAACGCGCCGAACGAGATCTGGTCGATCCCAGCCGGAGACGGCGACGGTTCGGAGTCGACGCAGGTCGGAGAGTTCAGTGCGACCGAGCTGGCCAACTTCACGCAGGCAGTCGATCACTGGGCCAACGCCATGGCGCGCATCACGCGCACTCCGGCGCATTACTTCTTCGCCCAGGGCGGCAACATCTCAGGCGACGCGCTCGTGGCGATGGAGACGCCGCTCGCGCGCAAGGCTGCGAAGTATCAGGAGCGTCTTGGTGCCTGCTGGCGCGACGTGGCCTCCTACGCGCTCGCGCTCAACGGGCGCGATGTACCGGCGCACGAGATCGAGTGCGTGTGGGAAGACGTGCGCACCGTGCAGCCCGCCGCCGAGGCTGATGTGGTCGGTAGGCTCGTCGCAGCCGGTGTCCCGCTCAAGACCGCGCTCAGGCGCGGCGGCTGGACGGAAGGCGACCTCTCCATGCTTGACGAGGACAAGGCTGCCGAGAGTGCATCGCAGGCGAGTCTTGCACAGGAGATGCTCAACCGGGCGCGGGCGCAGTTCGACGCCGGGCGGACGAATCCACTGGCAGGCTGAGATGCCGCTCAACTCGACCTCGTGCCCCGGCAAGCACTTCCCGCTGGCCGCGATGAAGGAGGCGTGAGATGACGTATTGGATAGGAAGTGATGGCTGATGGCCTGGTCCAAGGACGCTTACACCACGGACACCCCGAGCGCTGACCTCTCAGACAAGCTCAAAGACCTATGCGGCAGCTCGGGCGTCAAGAACTGGTCCTTCGTCGAGAACGTGCCCGCTGGCACCGGCGACGGGCAGTCGGGGTCCAACAACTACTCCGTCGACGTGTTCAAGTGCGCCGGGACGGGCGACGACGCGAACAGCGCGGGCATCGACTTCTACGTTGCCATCCATCGGCAGGTCGCGTCTCCGCACACAGCTTTCGTGATGCGCGCCTTCGAGCTGTACTCTCCGACCGCCGAGGCATCGAACAAGGGGATGTGCGCGGCGCCGACCGGGGGTGAAAATAAGACGATAGTTATCCCCGACCCGACCACGTTCCGCTTCGACTACACATCTGGCAACCCGAACTGGCGCACCTTCGAGGCGCGACGGTGTAACGCCAATGCCTATGGCAGTTACTGGTCCGTTACGCTCGCCAACAACGGATTCACCGGCGGCTGGAAGTTGACCAAGGACTACGTGCTCTTCCACGCTTATTCCGGCACCATTGCGATGGTTTGCTTCGCGGGACTCTTGGAGTCGTCTGTGAAGGGCACGAGTGATCCGATGCCATTGGTGATGTTCGGCGGGAGTGGAGCCACTGACGGCGGAGGGATGTCCGGGGTAATGGTCGCCAATGCGAACGGCGCATTTTCGCGCCTGCCTGGCGTGACATCGCAGCGACTCACGAATTCTGGATTGAGCGGGGTCGCCAACAACAATGTCTGGGGCTGCCATACGCAAGCCGTGACATCGCCGCTGCTATTCGGAGGGAACACCGCAAACTCAAACGACTTCTGGCTCGGCAACACTCTTCCTGCATCACGCATCACTGTCGTGCATAAGATGCTGCTATCCGCAAGCTCAGTCGTCACATGGCCGAGCCAAATCGGCTGGCTACGCGGCATATTGCCTGCAAGCCTGCTTGCGACCGGAGTATCAGCGTCGTCAGACATGTACAACACGACGACCATCGGAGCGAATGATGACTGGACTGTCGTAGGCCCTGCCTATTCTGCGGTCATTAATAGCTACTCAGCAATCATCACGAGGGCCGTCTGATGGCCGCCCTGAACAGCGACCGCGACCTGACATTGGCCGACGTGCAGACGACCACCGCGATCAAGGCGCTCGCCGTCGAGCCGCCGCAGCCGACCAAGCCTCCGCTGGTCTATGTCGCTCCCTCGAACTTCCTGCTGCAATCTCCCGTACGCGAGGCATTCCCTCTAGGTGATGGCGGGGGCGAGACAATCACCGTGGTAATGCCCATCGACATGATGGGAGGTGTATCGGGATGAGGCTCATCAAGTCAGGGGCGGCTGGATTCTCGACCTACTGGGTGCTCAGGGACGCCACGACGCATCTCCCCAAGACGGACGTGGCCATCACCGATATCGACACCTACTACCAGAAAGAGGGCGCGGCTCAGTCGGAAAAGAAAGACCTTGAAGCACTCGCTGCCGCGGACTCCGCGTTCTCACAGGGCAAGGGATACCACTGCGGCAACGGCGTCTACCGCATCGACTTCACCGCCTCCGCCTTCAACGGTGCTGTCGGGTCCGAGGTCGTGCTCATCGTCGTCGCTGAGGGCTGCGACACGCTCTACCAGAGGGTGCTCATCGCACCGGCGATGAACATGGCGTACATAAATGGCAGCGACCCAGGAGACGAGCTCAGGGACGAGTTATTCGGTTCACCCGCTTCGTCACTGAACGCCAACAACGTCAACCTCCTCGCAAACCAGCGGCCGCTGTCCACTATCGCCGCCGCAAGTGACATCCCGAGCGCGGCCAGCAACGCGGCCGCCGTCTGGGGCGCGGCGACCCGTGCCCTGACCGACAAGGCAGGATTCACCCTGCACTCCGATTACAACGCCGCCAAGACCGCCGCCCAGGCGGGCGACGCGATGAAGGTCTCGGTCGGCACCGGCGCGGGCCAGATCAACGCATCCGGCGGCAAGGTGCCTGCGACCCTGGCGTCTGGCGACGTGACCGGCAACGTGCCCGCCGACGTGAAGGCGATAGCAGACAACGCCGTCTCTGCCGACGCCGTGGCCGCTGGCGCAGTGACGAAACTGCAAAGCGGGCTCGCGCTCGACTCCACCGTGGCCAAGGACGCGACCGTGGCGAAGGACGCGACCGTGGCCAAGGCAGCGACCGTCGGCAGTCCGCTCCAGGCCGGAGACTACACGACGCCGCCCACCAAGGAGGCTGTCGCCGGTCAGGTGCGCACAGAGCTCGGGACAGAGCTCGGGCGCATTGACGCGGCTGTCTCCACTCGCCTTGCGGCAGCGTCATACAGCGCCGCGCCGAGTGCCGCCGACGTGGCCGACGCGGTGTGGGATGAAGCGATCGCAGTGCACGACGACGATGGTTCGACCGGCGAAGCTCTCGCCGCGGCAGCCACCGGCGGCGACCCGTGGGCCACGGAAATACCCGGTTCTTATGGGGCCAACACGGCCGGCAAGATCGTGGGTGACAACTTGAACGCGACCGTGGCAAGCCGACTGGCCGCGGCTTCCTACAGCGCGCCGCCCAGCGCCGGAAGCGTCGCCGATGCCGTCTGGGACGAGGCGCTCTCCGGTCACACCGACGACGGCAGCGCCGGCAAGACGCTCGCCGCAGCGGGATCGGCAGGCGACCCATGGGCGACGGCAGTGCCGGGCAGCTACGCCTCCGGCTCCGCCGGGCAGATCCTCGGTGACTGCCTCGACGCCGCCGTCTCCAGCCGTCTGGCAGCCGACAGCTACGACAGCCCGCCGTCGGCCGAAGACAACGCCGAGGCGGTGTGGGAGTACGAGACCCGCGAGCTGACCAGCGCCGGAGCCGGCGGCGCGACTGCCAAAGAGGTCTGGGAGTACGAGACGCGCGGCCTGACCGACAAGACCGGGTTCTCGCTCGCCGGCGGGCATGGGCTCGCACTCGATTCAACAGTCGCCAAGGATGCGACGGTCGCGAAGGACGCCACCGTGGCCAAAGATGCCACGGTCGCCAAGGCGGCCACGGTCGGGACTCCGCTGCAGGCCGACAGCTACACCGCGCCGCCCTCCACAGGCGACATCGCCACTGCTGTCTGGGGTGCGGGCACGCGCACGCTGAGCAGCTTCGGCACCCTCGTCTCGGACGTCGCGACGGCGGTCTGGGGCGCGGCGGTGCGCACGCTGAGCGCGTTCGCCTTCACGCCGACGCCGTCGAACGCGGACGACGTGACCGCCATCAAGGCGAAGACGGACAACCTGCCCGCCGTTCCAGCAGCCAAGGGTGATGTCCCGACAGCGGCCGACGTAGCCACCGCAGTCTGGGCCGCCGGTGCGCGCACGCTGACCAGCTTCGGCACGCTCGCGTCAGACGCCGCTACAGCCGTCTGGAGCGCCGCTGTGCGCTCGCTGACGGACAAGGCGGGGTTCACCCTGCACGGCAGCTATGACGCCGCCAAATCGGCCGCCAGTCAGGCCAGCGTCAACGCGCTCCCCAGCGCCGATGACGTGACGCAGGCAGTGTGGGATGAGTCGCTTGACACGCACAACGTCGCAGGCAGCACGGGCGCCGCTCTCACAGCGGCCGGTATCGCCGGCGACCCGTGGACCGCCGACGTGCCGGGCAACTACGATGTCGGTACGGCAGGGGCTCTCCTGCCGGCTCTTGCCGCCGCGCTCAGTGCGCTCGGCGCCGGCAGCGTCGTCGTCACCAGCCCGGTCGCTGAGTCCGGCACGGTCACGCTGCACGCCGGCGACGATTACGACCCAGCCGACGGTCGCGGCCTGCTCTTCACGGTCGCAGACGAGACGCACGCGCTGCATCTTGACGAGGCCGGGTGCGTGGTCCGCTTCAAGTCGCCGCAAGTGACATGGAGCGCGGCCAGCGTGTCGACCACTCCGGCGGGCTATCTGGTCATGTTCTCGCTCACGCACGAACAGACGAGCGCGCTGTCGATCACGCGGCAGCTCTACGAGCTCGAAGCGACGCAGGCCGACGGCGACATCATCACGCTCGCCACCGGCACGCTCGTCGTCGTGCGCGACATCCCGGCCGTGGGCTGACGCCGTGGCGGCTCCTGCCGTCGTCAAGGTCGCGCAGCGCTTCAAGGCCGGACTGCTGGCCGGGGAGCGCGCGCACCAGCTCGAGATGGCACGGCGCTATCTCAGCGTCGAGCGCGCGCTGGCGGACAAGATCACTGTCCTTGCCGAGCAGGTCACGCGCATGGCCGCCCAGGGCAAGGACATCCCCATCGGGCGCATCTACCGGCTCGAGCGCTGGCGTGAGCTTGACGCGGCCTTGCTGCGCGAGCTGGCCGGGTTCAACTCGTGGACGCTCGACGCTATCGGCGCGCGACAGGCTGAGCTTGCACAGATGGGGGTCGTGCAGGCGCAGGAGCTGCTGCGCGCGGCCGGCATCACGGGCACGTTCGACGCTCTCGGCGCGGACGCCGTCATGGCGATGGTCGGGTACGCCGGCGACGGGTCTCCGCTGTCGGCGCTGCTCGCCGAGGCCTACCCGGCGACGGTCGACGCTATCGGCGGCGAGCTCGTCAAGGGCGTCGCGCTGGGGCTGAACCCGAAAGTAACGGCGCGCAACATGCGAAACGCGTCGTCTATCGGCCTTGACCGCGCCTTCCTGGTCGCTCGCACAGAAGAGCTGCGCAGCTTCAGGACCGCATCACAGGCGCAGTACATCGCCGCCGGCGTGACGAGATACCAGAGAATCGCGTCGCTCGACGACAGGGCGTGTATCGGCTGCCTTGCCGCCGACGGCGAGGTCTTCGAGACGGAGCAGACATTTGACGATCATCCTGCATGCCTGCTACCTGGTACGGATGTGCTCGCGACCAGCGTGCTTGCCGCTACCAGAGCCCGGTACGAAGGGCCGGCAGTTGAGATACGAACGCGTCTTGGGCGCAGGATTACCGTCACCCCGCAGCATATGGTACTCACGCGGCGCGGATGGGTCGCCGCTCAGTCGCTCAAGCAGGGTGACGAGCTTGTCAGTTCCGGTCCCCTTGAGCGGGTGGCGCGATGCCTTGCTCCAGACGATGACGACATGCCAGCCGTGGTTGAGGATGTATTCGCAGCGCTCGCGATGACGGGCGGCGTGCGCTCCGTAAGCGTGCCATCCTCCCCCGAACAGTTCCACGGCGATGGACGCTCCCTCAATGGCAAGGTCGACATTGTATGGTCCGATCGCCTTCTGAAGCGTCACAGCGAAGCCACGTTCGGCAAGGCGAGCAGCTACCCATCGCTCGGGCTCGGTCGCGTGGCTCCCGTTCCGCTGCTTGCCGCGAGCGCGGCTGGCGAGATGCCTGTCTGTCAATGGCTTGCCGCGCACAGCGTCATGCGCCGCCTGAGTGACGCGGCGGCGTCCCTCTGCGCCCATCGCCGCCATGCGCAGGACGTTAGCCTCACTGCGACCACGCCGCGTAATGCCGAGCGCACGCAGACGAGCGGCTATCACACTGCGGGACACTCCGTATCGACCAGCGAGGGACTTCTCAGGCTCGCCGCCCACGTACCGCGCGGCCAGCTCGTCAAGGGGCAGAGGCAGGCGCGCGCGAGCTGCCGCGGCGGTGCGCTCCGCGCAGATGGTCTTGGACTCGGCAGGGGTGCGGCGCACGCCCCGAGCGTCGAGGACATCCGCGAGGCGCTTGTAACTCACATGACAGGCGCGGGCGGCGTTGTCGAGGCTAGTTCCCTCGACGTACATCTTGACCGCGTCGTCGACCTCACGATCACTCGCCATACGGGACATGTGTATGACCTCCAGACTCCGGATGGTTGGTATCTCGCCGACGGCATCGTCGTGCACAACTGCCGATGCACCGCCGCTCCCATACTACCAGAACAGGAGCCCTTCCAATCCCGCGGCGAAGACTGGTTCAACCAGCAGGACGAAGCCACGCAGGAGCAGATCATGGGGCCGGGTCGCTTGGAGCTCTATGACTCCGGCGCTGCCTCGTGGTCTGACATGTGGACGCGCGTTGACGACCCAATATGGGGAGGCGCGGTCGTGCCGGCCAATGTGGGCGACCTGGTCGGCGCTTGAACATCTGGTAACGAGCGCACGCCCGGCCGCGTGCAGACTCATATCCAAACGCGGCGAGACGCCGCCGACAACGAGGTGAGGCGGGATGCCTGACGATAAGACAACCCAGGAGCCGAACGCGGAAGGCAAGGACGACGGCAAGACGCCGCCGGCCGACTTCACCGCTTGGCTCGCCGGCCAGCCCGAGGATGTGCAGTCGCTCTATGAGCAGCACACCGCGGGCCTCAAGTCGGCGCTGAAGAGCGAACGGCAACGGAACGCTGACCTTGCCGCAGAGCTGCGAGACGCGGCCGGCAAGGCGACCGGCGAGGCGAAGGCCGAACTCGACGCGCTGGCGACACGGGCTGAAGAGGAGTCGCGTCGCGGCGACTTCTACGAAGCTGCGCACTCCGCAGGCTGTACCAACCTGCGGCTGGCCTATCTCGCGGCCCGCGAGATCGACGCCTTCGACAAGCGCGGCAAGCCGGACATCGAAGCCGTGAAGAGCAAGTTCCCTGAGCTCTTCGCGCGCCCGCATGTGGCCGACGTACGCGCCACGCAAGGCTCCGCGGGAGGCGGGCCGGCGGCGTCAGCGTCGGATGCTATCAACAGGCACATCCGCGAGGCCGCGGGTCGCACCGTGGTCTGAGAAGAGGAGTACAAGGACATGGCTTTCATCACTGCCAACGATGCCGCCGCCCTCATCGACCAAGAGGTGAGCGCAGACATCATCACCAACATCGTGAGCGATGGCTCGCAGTTCCTGCCGCTGATGAAGCGGCTGCCCGACATGAGCGCCAAGCAGACCAAGATCCGCGTGATCACCGCCCTGCCGAACGCCTCATTCGTGAGCGGCGCCAAGAACACCAGCGCCCCCGGCACCAAGCCGACGTCACGGGTCGCGTGGGACAACGAATACATCACCGCCGAGGAACTGGCCGTCATCATCCCGATCCCTGAGGAGTTCGTCGACGACGCCTCCTACGACATCTGGGGTCAGATCAAGCCGTCCCTCGTGGAGGCGTTCGGCTATGCCATCGACGCAGCCATCGCACGCGGCACGAACAAGCCTGACAGTTGGCCGGATGGCCTCGTCACACAGGCGATCAACTCCGGCAACGCGGTCACACTCGGCGCCGGGGAGGACATCTACGATGACATCCTCAGCGAGAACGGCGTCTTCGCCAAGGTGGAGTCCGACGGCTACATCGTCAGTGCAGCCATGGGCGCGGTGCCGCTCAAGAGCAACCTCCGCGGCCTGCGTGACGACAACGGACAGCCGATCTTCAAGCGCGAGGGCGTGCAAGGCGCGACCGTCTACATGATCGACGGTGTGCCGATCTCGTTCTCGACCACTGGCGCGCTGCCGTCTGATGTGGCGCTCATGCTGGCCGGCGACTTCAAGCAGCTCGTCTATGCCATCCGGCAGGACATCACCTACAAGGTGCTCTCCGAGGCGACGCTGACCAACGGTCAGGGCAGCGTGCTGTACAACCTGGCCGAGCAGGACATGGTCGCGCTGCGCGCCGTCATGCGTCTCGGCTGGGCCTCTCCGCGTCCGGCGAACATGCTGGAGACGAAGACCGGCGCCGACCACTTCCCGATCGGCGTGCTCCTGCCTTCGTCCGGCAGCGGTAGCTGAGTCGAGGCCGCGCCAAGTGCGACGGCCGCCACGCTGGAGTCCGGCAGGCTCGCCCCAGTCGGCGGGCCTGCCGGTCGACTTCTTCGCGACGCGAGCGCACTACATCGACCACATCGCCCCCGTCTGGTCCGCACTGGACCAGCGGGGGCTCTTCTGTGTCCCTGACGAGCTCGCGTCGCACGCACGTAGCCGCGGCGTGAAACCCGCACCGTTGTCTGAACTCGCCGCCGGCGACGGGCCGATCGTCACGTCCGCCTATGCCGATATGAGCCGCTGCACCAAGTCGCAGCGTCACCTCATCATGTTCGAACATGGCGCCGGGTTCAGCTTCTCGAACGTGCATCCGTCCTACGCTGGCGGCTCGCATGACCGGCGTTTCGTCTCGCTGTTCTGTGAGGTCAACGATTGGACTCAGCGCCGTAATCTGCGGACCTTCCACGACGCACGCTCGCACGTCGTGGGCTGTCCCAAGCTGGACGGCATGAGCAAGGCTAAGCGGACGAGGCGCGCCAAGAGTGGGCCGGTCGTCTGCGTCTCGTTCCACTGGGACTGTCTGGTCGCGCCTGAGACGCGTTCTGCGATGTCGCATTACGAGGGCGTGCTGCCCGAGATCGCGCGCCAGTTCAATCTCGTCATGCACGGTCACCCGCGCATCGCAGGACGCTCGCGCGAGCTGGCCGACAAGCTCGGGCTCGAATATATCGAATCGTTCGACGAGGTCTGCCGTCGCGCCGACGTGTACGTGAACGATGCCAGCTCGACGCTATATGAGTTCGCTGCACTGGCCGGACCCGTGGTCGTCCTGAACGCACCCTGGTATCGGCGCGGCGTCGACCACGGTCTGCGTTTCTGGGACTGCTCCGACATCGGCCCATCCTGCGATGAGCCGGAAGAGCTCGCCGATGCCATCCGCGCGGCTATAGACGAGCCCAAGGAGATGCGCGAGCGCAGGGAGGATTACAGTCTGTCCGTCTTCCCCTACATGGGCGAGTCTGCCGAACGTGCCGCGCACGTCATCGCGCACCTGCCCGAGCTTGTCGCCGGCGAAGCGCTGCCGCCCCTGCGCCCCGAGCCGCTCCCGCCCGGTTGCGCGGTTGCGACCGTCGACAAGGCGACCATCGCCGACGTGCTCCTATGGCACGGCGAGGCGGCGCTCGACGTCAGAGAGGCGGAGTACATCGCTCACCTCGGTCCTGGCGTGCGCTTGACCGGATCGCTCGAGCCTGCCTTCCGTGCGCTCCTGGCCGGGTGGGATTGCGTGGCCGCGCATGTGCCGTATCCGTACAAGGCCGCCACCGCGCCGCGCATGCTCAAGTATGACGAACGCGCCTACTTCGCGCGTGCCGGCCTGAAGCCGCAGGACGCGAAGACGTGGCTGCTCGACCTGTCGTTCGCGCTCGAGGTACGCGAGTGAGCCGCGCCATAGTCTGCATGGCGTTCGGTGAGAAGGCGCGCGCCGAAGCCGCCAAGCTGTCCGAGTCGACGCCGTATCCGCTCGTCTGCGTGGGCGACAAGCCGGTGCCGGGCTGCGAGTGGAAGGCGTGGAAGGGAGACTCGCCATTCGATGAGGCGGGCGGACACAACTTCCAGTTCAGGGCGGGGCGCGTCAAACCGTTCCTGCACGAGTACGTCGAGGCCGACAAGGTGCTGTATCTCGACACAGACTGCAAAGTGGTCGGGCCGCTTGACGATGCGTTCGATGCGCTCGACCGCTATGACATGTGCATCGCCGAGCATCCGTCGCAGCTCGCCAGTCAGCTCTACAACAAGCCGCGCGCCGGGTGGTATCACAGCCGTCGTGAGGCGCGCTGGACGGAGCACAGGTGGGGCACGCTGGCGCTCCCCTACTGGAATAGCGGCGTGATCTTCTGGCGCCAGGGGGAGGCGATGCGCCGCGTCTTCGCCGCGTGGGCCGACGAATGGCTGCGATTCGCACAATGGGATGAGCAGCTCGCGCTCATGCGCGCTGTCTACAACAACCCGGTGCGACTGATGGTCCTGCCGGTGGGATGGAACGCGCCGCACGCAAACCAGGCCGAGGCCGTCTTCCACTGGTACGGGCGCGGCACGTCGCGAGTGGATGGAGCATCATGAACAAGGCTGACGTGTTCTCTCGCATCTACCGCGAGAACCACTGGGCCAGCGCGGAGACGCGCTCTGGCGTAGGGTCGGAGATGGGGCGCACGCAGTCGGTGCGCGAACGCCTGCCGTGGCTCTTCGATGTGCTCGGGGCCAAGAGCGTGCTCGATGCAGGCTGCGGGGATCTCAACTGGATGCAGCACGTCGAGGCTCAGGTAGAGTACGTCGGCGTCGACATCGTGCCCGAACTCGTCGCCACGCTGGAACGCGAGCACGCCGGCGACGGGCGGCGCTTCGATTGCCTCGACATCACGCTCGACATCCTGCCGCCCTGTGACCTCATCATCTGCCGGACGGTACTCTTTCACCTGACGCTCACCGACGCGCAGAACGCGCTCGACAACTTCCGTGCCTGTGGGGCGAGCTGGCTGCTGGCCACGACCTACCCGTGGCACTTCCCCAACGTCGACATCGCCACCGGCGGCTGGCGGCGGATGAACCTGCAAGCGGAGCCGTTCTGCCTTCCGTGGCCCTGGCTCCTGCTTCCCGAGGACGAACTCGACCCGAACGCGCCGTTCAACCCCGGCTATCTGGGGCTATGGAGACTGGGGAGCGACATCGATGGCCTGTCTTGACTTCAACCAGGATGCGCGCTTCACGGTGCATGGCATCCCGTCCTACGTACAGCCGGATGAACTGGCCGAGCTGGCGCGCCTCGCCGCTGATGCCGACGGTGAGCGGATACTCGAAATCGGCTCGTGCTATGGGGCATCGACCGCCACGCTGGCGCTGGCCGCGCCGCGGTCGACCATCTACGCGATAGACGCCTTCCTCTGGTCACCGATCCCGGAGATGCCGGCCAGCGCGAGCCGTCTTGCCGGCAATCTTTCCGCTGCGGGCGCGACCAACGTCTGCATCATCGAGGGCGACTCGCAGGCGGTGGTGCGTTCGTGGATGCTCCCGCTCGCGCTGGTCTTCGTCGACGGAGGCCATGACCTGGACGAATGTCTCGCTGACCTGGAGGGCTTCGCCCCGTTCACTGATGTCATGGCCGTGCACGATTACGGCATGCAGTTCGCGCCTGGAGTGGCTGAGGCCGTCGACAGCTTCTGCGATGCCTACGGCTGGCGCATCGACAAGATCGTCGCCACGCTCGCCGTCCTGCGTCGCACCTCAAGTCGGTAACGACCACGCCGCTCATCCACGTCAGACTGAGGGCGTAATCATCGCGAGCGTCCGGCACGCAGCCGGGCGTGAGCTTGACCGTGCCGAGGTGCCGATGAGCGCGACTGACGAGCAGATAGCGCGTCTGCGGCGCATGACTGCAGAGCCGACCGCGGACACCTACGATGACCGCGCGCTGGCCGACTACATCGAGGCGCATCCGCTACGTGACGCGGATGGACGCGACCCCGGCGATGAGACGTGGGCGGACACTTACGACTTCGCCGCCGCGGCTGCCGACGTGTGGGATGAGAAGGCAGCCGGGTTGATCGAGGAGGTCGATGCCAACGTGGACGGCGCATCACTGGCGCGCTCGCAGGCATACCAGCACGCCAGGGCGGAAGCGCGGCGCTGGCGGGCACGGTCGCACGCCTCGCCGGTGCGCATCGCGACCTCGCCGCCGCCGGGACTGGACGAGAGCGATGCGCCTGCGTCCTGACGCACTCACAGCCGCTCAGCGGGCCTATGAGAGCGAGATGAGGGACATAGGCCAAGTGATGCGCTGCGAGACGACAGAGGACTCCTACGGGGCTCCTGTGGAGTCCTACGTCGCCGGCGAGCGCATCCCCTGCATGTTCAGTTTCCTGAGCGCGACGGAGCGTGCCACTCTCGACCCGACCTACTCGGTCATGGTCGGTCGCGCCCGCCTGCCGCTCGGCACGGACGTGACGCGGCGCGACCGCTTCCGCGTGCTGGAGCGGTTCGGCAAGACGCTCGTGCGTCCGCGCGAGTTTGCCATCATGGGCGAGCCGCGCGAGACGGCCGCGTATCTGATGCTGGAGCTCTCCGAGGTCGGGGCATGAGCGGACTCGACTTCAAGATACTGGGCGCAGACAAGGCAATGGCCGATATCAGCGGCACGATCGCAGCCTATCCGAAGGTCGTTGGGAGGGCCTGCGTCAAGGGGGCTCACATCATCGAGCGCGAGGCCAAGCTGCGCGCGCCGGTCGACACTGGGGCGCTGCGTGGCTCGATCAGCGTCGACCCGATCCCGATGGGCGCCGACGTGGGGCCGCACGTCGACTACGGCGCTTATGTCGAGTTCGGCACGGTGAACACGCCCGCGCAGCCCTATCTGGTGCCGGCCGCCGATGCGACGCGCTCGCAGGTGTCCGAGATCGTGCGCCGCGAGATCGCTGGGGGCAAGTGGTGAGTGCCGTACAGCAGGCATACGACGCACTGTGCGCCGACGCCGCGCTCCTGTCGATGGTCGACGGACGCATCTATCCCGGCCGCCTGCCGCAGTCGGAGCCGAACTCCATCGCGGCGCTGTTCCCCTGCATCGTCTACCGGCAGGTCTCGCTCGGTGACGCGCCGGTGTCACACGACGGGCTGGCCGGCTGGGAGCGTCCGCGGGTCCAGATCGATTGCTGGGCCGAGCCTGACGGCGAGGACTCGGCCTATGCGCTCGCGCATGCGGTGGCCGATGCGGTCAAGACCGCCGTGCGCGCGGCCAGCTTCACGGTGGAGAGTGAGAACGACCTGCCCGACCCGGAGACCAGCCTGCACCGCGTCATCATCGACGCGCTGTTCTGGACCACAAGCACAGACTAAGGAGAGCGACATGACCCAGACTCAGGCAATCCGCAGCCATCCGTTCAGCCTCTACATGGGCAACGGGTCGACGCCCGAGACGTTCCAGCTCGTGCCCGAGGTGGGCGACATCACGAGCCCGTCAGGAGAGCGCGAAGAGATCGACGTGACCTCGCACGATTCGACCGCCAAAGAGTACCTGATGGGGCTCAAGGACTACGGCGACTGCACGTTCCCGATCAACTGGATCCCCGGCAATGCCATCCACAAGGCGCTCTGGGACGCGGCCGAGGACGACGAGCCCACCAACTTCCAGATCAAGGACGACCCGACCACGCCGACCATGACGCTCGCCTTCGCGGCCCTGGTCAAGACGCAGCCGACGATGGACTTCCCCATCGATGCGGCGGTCACGGCCGAGGTGACTTTGCGCGTCACCGGAGACGTGCTCATGACGGTTACCGGGAGCGGCTCCTGATGGCAGCCAAGAAGCAGGGCACGCGCGACCTCATCCTGGCCGCTGACGATCTGCGGCATGAGGACGTGCATGTGCCTGAGTGGGGCTGCACGGTCCGGCTCAAGGCGATGACGGGAGAGGAGCGTGACTCATTCGAGAGCTCTATCCTGCGAGACCGCTCCGACCCGTCCAGCGGCGTCGACCCGCGCAACTTCCACGCCAAGTTCCTGGTCCGCATCCTGTGCGATGCGGACGGGAAACGACTGTTCTCTGATGACGACGTGGAACTGCTGTCCGGCAAGAGCGCGAGCGTGCTGGACCGGCTCTACGATGTCGGGGCCAGCCTGGCCGGCCTGCTCCCGAGCGACGCGGAGCGGCTGGCGGGAAACTGAAACGGCCGGAGCGGCGCTTCTACCACCGGCTCGCTCTGGCACTGGGATGTACGGTAAGCGAACTGCTCAGGCGGACGACGAGTGAGGAGCTGACGGAGTGGATGCTCTATGAGCGCATGGAGCCGTTCGGAGAGCGGGGCGAGTACGTGCGGGCCGCTATGCTCGCAGCGATCCTCGTCAACGCGCACCGCGGGGCGAAGTCGAAGCCCGTTACCTTCGATGACTTCATGCCCGACACGATGCGTCGTGAGCCTGAGCGCAAGACCGGGCGAGAGGCGTTCCTTGAGCTCGCTCGCAGGCTGGGAGCGAGGGTGACCTGATGGCTAACGCCTACGATCTTCTGGTCCGCGTGCGTGGCGATGCCACCGGCGCCGTGAGTGCGCTCAAGAAGACGCGCGATGAGATGCGCGCCACTGGCCAGGACGCCGACCGCTGGGGCAAACGGCTCGACAAGGGCGCGAACATGGCTCTCGGCGCCGGGACAGCGCTCGCCGCCGTGGTCGGCAAGTCCGTGAAGACCTATGAGACTTACGGCAAGGGCGTAAAGACGATCACGCGCATGACCGGGATGCAGGCTGCCGGCGCCTCGCGTCTCGCCGCTCAGTGGCGACGCTACGGCGTCGACGCTGAGACGGGCGCTACCGGGATCAAGTTCCTGTCGCGCAACATCGACGCCGCGCGCATGGGCAACAAGACGGCCATCGCTTCATTCGAGCGCCTCGGCATCAGCCTGTCCGACCTGCGGACGCTCAATGCCGATGACATTCTGTTCAAGGTGCGTGACGCCATCTCGCAGATGGGCGACGCGACCGCCAAGACGGCCATCACGCTCAAGATGTTCGGCCGCGGCGGTGGCGCGTTGACCGGATGGCTGAGTCAGTCAGAAGAGACGATCAACGACCTCAATAAGAAGATCGAGTCGATGGGGCTCGTCTGGGGTGACAAGCAGCTCAAGAACTATGACGATGCCATGGCCGCGCAACGTGAGCTCGATCTAGCATGGCTCGGCCTACAGCTTGCTATCGCCGAGAATGTCGAGCCCGCCCTTACCCCAATGATCGAGAGACTCGGCGAGCTTCTCAAGGACATCAAACCCATTATGCCTTACGTGCCGCAGATCGCTGGCGCTTTGCTGGTAGCCGGCGCAGCTATCAAGGTGGCGCGTGGCGCGCAGACCGCTATCGGACTGTTCAAGGGCGGCGGCGCTGGCGCCGGCAGTGCCCAGGTGGCTAATCTGGGGCGTGCGTCCACCGTATCAGCGGGACAGGTCGCAGCCCTGGGCCGCGCATCGTCGGTCGCGGCGACCGGCAGCGTGGCGCGCCTCAACACGACGGCCGCGGTCGCGAGCACCGGCATGGGCCGCGTCGGCACGGCTTCGGTGCGCGCCGCTCCGCCGCTGCAGTACGTCGGCACTGCCTCGCGCACGACATCGGGACGGTTCGCGCGCCTCAACACCACGATCGGCTCAAGCAGCGTCGGCACCATCGCCAGCATGATCGGGCTCGGCTTCGCGATCGACTTCACGGCCAACAAGCTGATGCAGGCCGGCGAGGCGGCGCAGGAGATGATCGCGGCCATGTCGCAGGCGCGGCAGCAGGGCGAGGCCGGCAAGCGCACGGAGGCGGCGTTTGAGGAGAAGCTGGCGCAGAAGTACGGCCGCGGCTCGGCGAAGTACAACTACTACATGAAGAAGGCCGGCATCGGCAAGGCCGGCACCTACGCGGCGCAAGCGAAGGCGCCGTGGTACTGGGGTCCGGGCGCGCCGCTGTACAACAGGCTGGCGGGCTTCGCTGAGGGCGGCGTCGCGAGCGGGCCGCGGTCGGGCTATCTCGCGCTCCTGCACGGGACCGAGCTGGTCACGCCGCTCGACAAGGGCAAGGCCGTGCCGACCGTGGTCGTCAACGTGACCGGCAACACGTTCGTCGGCAATAGCCGCGACGCTTCGCGGGCGATAACAGACATGGTCAGCCGCGAGATGGGCCGCGACGTGGCGCGGCTGATGAAGGGGGCCGCCTGATGGCTGAGTACCTGCAGGCCAAGCTGGGCGACCTTGAAGACCTCGTGGTCATGCCGCTGCCCGACTGGGGCCATGTCTCGCGCACGGCCGAGGAGACCGACAACCCCTATGCCGACGTGCAGACGCAAGTGAGACTGCGCACAAGTGCGCTGCGTCATCCGTCGTTCAAGGTGAAGCTCGAGGCGTCGACCAAGGACGAGCTCATCAGCGCCGAGAACGAGCTGCGCGCCGAGCTTGCCAAGCCGACGAACACGCTCACCATCACGCCGCGCGGCGCGACCCGCCCCGCGGTCCTGAGACTGCTCCACAACGAGACGCCGATCGCTGAGTTCGATTACGCCTGGGACCGCGCCTTCGTCGGCATCTACACGGTCGAGCTGGTGGCCGAGCCGTGGGTCTACGGTGAGCGCGATACGCTCTGGACGGCGAGCCGTCTGACCAGTCCGGTGCTGGTCGATGTCGGCACGCTCGACGGGCAGGCGCCGATGCCACTCGACTTCACCATCACGCGCGGCTGGGGAGGCGAGAACGTCGGTATCCAGATGGTGCTGGCCGCGGTGACGCACAGCGGCGCCGTAACCGGCGATTACCTCTATGAGGCCGAAGATGCGACCGAGCCGGGCGATTGGGAGCTTGAGGA